CTACCGTTACCATTTCCAGAACCATTCCCATTATTCCCATTTCCGTTAGAACTTCCGTTAGATTTGCCATTACCATTTTTTTCGTCGTCTCTCCTGAGATAACCACCATAACCGATTCGATACCCAGTAGGAATCTTCTTACACTTCTTGTCAGTGTAGCAATAATAGTAGCCTTGTTTACATTTCTTCATATTATTTAGCTTCCTTAGACTCGTTATTATTTAGAAAACCCTTTTTGAGCATCTTTGATAGGTCAGATGTAGAACCTACAAACAATGCATTATTAGTGACACTACTTGGACTTTTTGGAGAATCTTCATCCAATTCTTTAACTTTCTTTTGTAAGTCAACTAACTTATCAGTTGTATCTGCAACTGACTTAATTAATTGTCCTGCAACTTCATATGCTCTTGGACTTGCAGTTTCGCCAGCAACTTCCATTATACCATTAATTGCTTCTTGCCCCTTCTCAATTAGTGAATATAAATTACCTCTAGTATATGAATAATCTTTCTCAACATCCTCTATTTTCTGCAACTGACCTTTATCAACAGGAGTTGCATCTACGTTTACTATTTGATTTTCAGAGTTTTGGTTATCCATAATTAAATGTCTTTCCTTTGTGTAGGACTATATGTTTTACCATCAGAGAAGAATGAGGTTGTTTCACTAAATCCAAAATCATCATCAGGACCTGCTGATAGTGGATCGGGTTCAACAGTGTACCTCACTTCACGTTTTGCAGTTTTGGTATCTGTATTAGCAGCCATATCAACTTGAACTTTCTTAATGATACCCTCTGAGGATGATGGTACAGGTCCGAACAAGTAAGTCTTTGCTGTAAATCCTAATGTATATATTAATGCCCTTCTTGTTGCAAAATCTCCTTCATAATCATCTTGAAAATTCATTGAATCCAAAATGATTGGTATATCTCTCTTTTCACCAATTGCACTGACTAAATCAATCGTTAAGTTAAAAGATGGTTGGAAATATGGTAATATCTGCTCCACAATCTGCAACGCATCATCATTTAACTTTGCAAGAATATTTAATTCAAAACCAATATTATAAGGAACAGGCATAAAAACTTTTTTTAAGTTAGTGCCATCAGATGCTTTGAATGTTTGTGTAACTCCAAGTTTTCTTGCAGAGTCATATTGTATTGATGTCATCTCAAATGACATTCTTGGTAATGTAATTGCGACTGGTTTATTTAAATCTGCTTGTTGTTCTAATCTTGCTAGAAATTTTTGAGAAGGACCGTATGCTAATGGTACTTTTAATTCACTAAAAGTTTTTCCATCTGAACCATCATGTCGAATGTTTATATCATTAAACAAAGTTCCAAACGATATAATCGTCTTTCTTATGATTTCATGGTAGTAATAAGTTCCTAACATTAAAATGTACCAAATGGATTGCCTTCTGAGAAATCAATAATTTCGTCTGCTGCGACTTCAATTTCACTTGCCTTATCATATTTATCATTAAAACCATCAGATAGTATTCTATCAATAGCATATTGAGCACCTGAAACTGTTCCAATTCCAAGTTCACCTGGTTGAAATTCTTTATTTGTAGAACCCAGTGTGAGAATCTTATCATCCAAATCCCATTTCTTAACTCTTCCCCTTGCACCAGATTTTGAACCAACAACAAGTTCTCCGAACTGATAAGTTCCGATGCCACTTATGATTGCAGGACTTGAAACTGAAATAATTGGACTTGAAGTGTATCCAATACCAGCATCTGAAATTAGCACTCTGGAAATCCTATTATTATCAGCATCAATCTGAACGACACCTGTTGCTGTAACTCCTGAAGATGGTGCTGATATTGTAACTGTTGGTGCAGTATCTGATGTATATCCAGATCCTTGTTCGGATACTGAGATACTACCAATACCTGCAGAATTAGTTACAAGAACTGAAGTTGCAGCAGCACCTACACCAAATGTGGTTGAACCGATACCTGCAATTGTTGACAAGAAACTATTAATTGTAATTGTTGGAGCAACAGTATATCCAGAACCTGGATTGATGAGTAGTATTTCTTTAACTGAAAATACATCAGCAACAGATGTTGTGATTGCGACTGCTGAAGCGTTTGTTCCACCTGCAGGTGCTGGTGTGATTGAAACGGTTGGAACTTTTGTATAACCAAATCCATCATTTGTAAGTTCAATTTTTCTAATATATCCTGAAACTGTACCTACACCTAAACTTGCAGTTTGACCGACTGAGACAACTGATAGACTTGTCATATAACCATAATCAGTCATCTCATCATCTACTTCTTGTGCAATTGTCTCAAGTGCATCACCTGATATGTTGCTAAGTTCATCTTCAAGTTCGAATAGTTCACACTTCAATTGATAGACATAATTTTTACCTAACTGATAAAAAGGTTGTTCATGCTCTACAAATTTAATTTCAAATACTCTTTGTCCTAACGGGAAAAATATTAAGTCTCCTTCGCAAGGTCTTGTTGCAATTTCTCTTTCACTTGAAGGCAAGTCTGCTAAAAATGTGCTTATAAAATCTTCAAATCTTTCTTTTGATATTGTGACTGTTAACTCATCTTTTAAACTCATTCCAAATTTAGTCATAATATCACCAGCACCAGTATATCCTTCATAGGTATTGATATATGCTTCAATCGCATAGTTATCATTAAATGTAGATGACTGAACTTCAGTTAATATTTCATCTTTCGATAGAATTTTTCTAGGTAGATAGATTACATCTACACCATAAATTTGTAATTGTTCATTGATTAAACTCTGAACAAGTCTCTGCTCACTTTGTGATCCTTGTAGAAAAAAGGGATTTAATGCCATTTGTCATTAACCAATAAAATCAAGAGGAGGTGTCTCATACTCAAGTTGCATTCTTTGTCTGATATTTTCTAAATCTCTTTCACCATCTTCATATATTTCTCTACCATTTAATTCAATTCCACCTGCTAATTTTACCCCTCTAAACTTCATTAGGTTTTGTCCCCACTGTCTCTTAATAAGTGCAGTCAGATATATTTTTAAGAAACTATCATTATATACACTGGTGAATGTATTTGGATCTAAGATTCTTTGACAATCAATCACAATAAAATCATCTTTATTCACTGCAGTATAATCCATATCCAAGTATAAACGATTTTGTCTCTTGTTAAATCTAACTTGTTTCTCAGGTGTCAATAAGAAATCAATGTCTTCAAGATAAGTCTTTGTCATTGAATATTGTAGTAATTCAACGGAATTAAATCGATAAAGATCATTCAAAAATAATTGATATTTAATACTAAACATACCACCTGATATTGTGCTGGTATCGAATTTAAATATTCTTTCTATTCCTATTACTGAATCTGGAACTTGTATATAGTTTGATGTTTCATAAAAATTACTTGAAACAGTGGTTGCAGGATTAGTTGATATACCTGTTGTTGTTACAATTCCAACTCCTGATGTTCCATCTGCCTTTCCTCTATCAATATCATCTTGTGTAAATTTATATTTTAAATACATTCTTTCAACACCATCAAAATGACGTTCATTGAAGACTTGTAGAGCATCATCAACTAAATCATCTATTTGGTCATCATCAACATTTATTTCCAGCACAGGAGCACCTAATCTCCTTAAAGAGTAATCTATTAATTCTTGTCTACTACTTGGTTTTGCCATTTTTAATAAAAACCTCCATCTATCAATCCAGCAGTGAGTGTTCCGGTTATATCAGCATTTGCACCAACAGTTAATGCACTTGTGATATCTGCATTTCCACCGATATCTACATTACCGCCAACAGTAAAATTACTGGTAACATTAGATGTTACTGCAGTTAAAATACCAGTGATGTTTCCATTTCTGGCATTGAATTCGTCAAATCTTAAATCATCTCCAACATATAGGTCACCACCTACAAAAAGGTCGCTTCCAGTTGTGACAATTCCAATAAATGACGAAACACCTGCAATATTTAGTTGTTTTGCAAATAATGTAGGTGCTGTGACTGTTGTGATTCCATTTAATGTTGTTAAACCATCAATGGTAACAATGTCTTTGAAAAAAGATCCTCCAAAAAAAGTGGAGACACCTGGCATTCCAGAAACTTCACCAACTGATAGTTGAGAAACCGAAGCAATACCACCAACTACATTAATAGCGGTATCAGCACTTATCGCTCCACCTGAGGCAGCAGCGATAACTTTAACAGCATTTGATTGTCCGACACGGGCTTTGATACTATCTCCACCTACACGAACTTTGATGTTTGCCATTAACGGGTTACTCCTTCTCGAACTAACACATTCCCTTCAACGACCGTTTGTTTATTAGCATCCTTTGTAATAACAATATCATACACATAACGACCAGGTTTCAATGTAGCAGTTTGAGATGCAGTAAGACCTAGTATAATCTGACCAGAGGTAAGAGGATCCTGAAATTCAACTGTAAAAGATGTTGCTGTTGAACTACCAGCATGTTTTCTCATCTGCGCAGCACCAGCATATCCAGTTAAATTAAACGCTGAATTAGTAGTGGCAGATTCCAAAGTAAATGTCTCTGAAAAAGTTGTGCCTGAATTGATTACAATATTCGATACATATACAGCCATCTATTTAACAATACTATATTATTTACTATTTATGACTAAGTTAATCCCCTCCTTCAATTCTTTTAAGGCATCTTTGATATCTTGTATATCATTCTTCATCTGATCAATTTCATTTTTCTTCATTTCTGATGCCTTTACACTACGAACATAATTATCATAGGCAACATCATCACAGTTTACAATTGCACCCGTATTCTCATCACGATAAAGATTTTTATGTCCTTCAACTTTAATCATCTGACAGCGATAGTTCTTAAATCCTTAAATCTAGGAGGTCTTGCCTGATTTGTACCAGACATCACAATTTTAATTATATATCCTGTAAATTCAGGTAGATTTTCTGCAGTGAATTGATATTCTAAAAATTCATTATCTAAACTTGCAGGTACGAATACATCAGGTCTTCCATCATTTTTTGAAGGATCACGAACTAATCTTCCAATTTCATCTTCCCTTGTGTTTAATATGTTATTGTAACCAGGAAATAGTTCAAATTTAACTTCACCACCATCATCAGGTTTTTGTAATGCATACAATACCCTGAAGTCAGCACTCTCATCTCTGTAAGCAGAGATAAGAACTTTTAATGAAGTTGCAGGTTTAACTAATTCAATCACTCTTGACATGTATGATGCTGAGTGTGGATCATTTGCGATGTTGTCAACTCTTGGATCAATTGAATAGTCCTCTGCTCCAACTGGATTATTCAAACGATGATTAATCAATTCAACAAATGCAGTATCTGTTCTAATAATAGGTGATAATGCGGAAGAATCAGTTTTATTTAATGTAAGATTAACTGTTAATGATTTATTTCTTGGTAAATTATTAAGATAAGCAGTTTCATTTACTTTTGAAGCAACTAAACGAGGAGTTGAAAACTCATTATATTCATTAATTTCAACTGTTTCAAAACCTTGATCGATAAAGGAAACTTCAGAACCACCAACACTTGTACCAGACACAGTTCTAATTGATGCAGTTGTATTAGTATCAGAACCAGGATTTAATATATTGAATGTTGGGACAGCAGCACCAAACATGATATTAGTTGATGAGTGAACATTATCACCGCCAACAAATCTCTTTTCTTTAAATGATAATGCAGGTGCAGATCCTATTCCAGCACTTACACTTGCCACATCTGCACTTCTATCAAGTCCATTAGCACTACTATCAAAATTAATATTATACGAATCAATATCAATACCTGATGCATTTATATTTTTCTCTATACCATTGATTCTTCTTAATGAAATTCCACTAATTTCATATTTTTGCAATTCAACAGCGTTTACTTGACCATGAGGTTGAGCGATTGTATTGTCGATACCTCTTCCAAGATTATTAAGTGTAGTTGCACCCACTTGGTTGTAAGAAATAATCTCATCACCAATTTTTATATAACCTGGATTTTGAGCTCCAACAGGAATTCCCTCAAAGACTGAAAAACCAGTGGTTGAACCAACGGATAACTGAGTATCTGTTGCTGATATTGCTCCTACTAAATTAGTAGTTTCAGTATCTGGAGAAACACTCTTCAAGATTGATTTATTAACACTGGAGTATCCACCATGCTCAAAATCTTGAATTGTTAATGTCTGACCATCATGTGGCGCACCATCAGCACTGTAACTCAATATCTTGTATGTTGTTAAACCAACAGTTCCATTTGCATTAGTGCTATCATTATATCTTAATTGTTGATTAACTGAGTTTGTCCAAGAACTATCTTGACCTTGTATGTCTGTTAGGTATAGTGTATCTGTGCTGCAAATATTAGATATTTCAAGTTGAGCACCTGAACCTGTTGATTTATCTGCTGTTGATGTTACGAGACCTACAATGTCCCCTATTTTGTATCCTTTACCTAATCCAACTTGAGTAATCGTTAATATACTACCATCACCATTTACAGAATTAATATTTACTTTTAATCCAGTACCTTGACCAATTATATTGTAAGTTTCAACATCAGTTGAACCGTTTGCTTTATAATTAAGTCCACCTCTTGCTACACCAACACCACTTATCTCCCCTCCGAGACCCTCAATCACAGCTGTATTACGTATCTTATCGTGAGCATGAATTTTTCTTCCCACAACTAATTTACTGAATATGCTTGAGTCAGTATCGTTGAAATGATTAACTACAACTCTACCTTTCTTTGGTAGTGTAACGATTGGATTACTTAATAATCTTGGAACTTCAACACTATTTTCATCAGGTGTTGCGTTATCAGGGGTGATAATATCTGGGTTATAGAAAACTGCAGTTCCTGAATTAGATGTAAAGTTTGCCTTATACAATTTAAACTTCATATCCTGATACTGGTTTTCAGTCCAGAGTGATCCATTTTGAGATTTAAATAATGCACCCATAGCATACTGCGTAGAGTATGTGGTCTGTTCTGCAGTTGGTAAATTCTGAGTGTTTACAGTGGGTTCATTCATAATCGCTGTCCACACTTCATAATCCATACTCTTATCAGACACTAATACTAATGCATATTCAGTTCCGGGTGGTAACCATATTGGTTCTGGGAACGTTACTTTTGTACCTACAGATGCATCTGTGGATGTATTATTTTTAAGTAAAATGTTATTACCATTATCATCTGTACCAACCACTGAATCTGGGAAAAGAACAACAGGTGTACCAATAACTCTACGAGTTGGTATACCTAATTCTGTAGTCCTTATCTGGAATGTAATCGGTGCTGTTTTTTGATCACACTTTGCAAAAAATACTTCGATTGCAGTTAAAAATGCACCATCTATATCATCGTTTGTATCAATATCAGAAGGTGCTTCAATGTTTCCACCAACAACAAATGTTTGTGCAAGAGGGTCATAGAATTCTGTTGTAATTGTATCAACATTAATTGTGTTTACAGAGAATCCAATATTTGTACTTAGATTTACATTATTAACAATATTTGTGGTATTAACTTCATTTTGCCATCTCTCAACAGTACCATTTGAGATATAGTTTATTTCTGCAAAAGAAACATCACTGCTACCTGGTAGACCAGGATCATTATTTGGATCAGATGATAATCTAAATGTTTTTGTTCCAGTTTCAACTTTTACACTTGGTCCTGGTGGTGTTGAATTAGGATCTCTTAGGAAGAATGTTCCAAGAACGTCTCCTATTGAATCTGAAATGAGTTTTACATCTTTAACATACGCAACTGCACCACTTTCTTGTCCAACAAGTTTCATATCCTTTGTAACATAACCAAAGTAAGTTCCCTCTGCCTCCTCTGCCATCGCCTCAGTGTCTACATTTAACACAGATGATGTTTGACTATAAAGAGTTGGTAACGCCTCTGCTGTGCCCCCTGCAGGTGTGGATATGTAAGGATTAAATGAATATGTAGTGCGAGGACTATCAAATTTACCTCTCTTATGGTTTGGTTGAGCAAGTCTAAATCTTACTCTTGTTTTATTTCCAACTGAACCAACAACTGTTTCACCAATTGTGAACACACCATCTGATCCGTCCACACCACTTGAGTTTTTAATTTCAATTAATTTTGGAACTAAATCAATACCTCTCTTATTATCTAAGAAATGATAGTAGCGAGTTTTTGGTTTTAAGTTTGATGCAACAAATTCTGTATTTCTTGATCTCATAAATGAGTCACGATCAGATGAAATTAAGACGTTTCTAATTGATACATCTGTGGTTGTAAATGTAGATCTAGTTGTTTGATTTATATTTTCATTTCTTTGACCTCCAACATTAACCTGTGAACTTGTTTGTGTTGAACCTGCAAGAGAAGCATTTGCTTGTCTTCTTCTTCGATTTGTACGATTAATTTCAGCAAAATTGAACTCACTTAAATCTATGTTATTGTTTAAATTTACTTCATTATTGCGAGTGCTTGTTATGTTGCGATCTTCTAATTGAACTGTCCTTGTCCAAATATCAGTCGTAGGATCTAATACAAGATTACCAGTATAAACAACAACATGAAATGGATTAACATTTTCAACAGTCGTCGCAAATGTTTGTTCTAACCAACCAACTTCATCATACTTCAAAGTAATTGCTCTTCCTGTTTTTTGAAGATTTGAATCAATCAATGGGAAGTTTTCAGATTTATTATTTAAATCTGCTGGTGCCAAATCAAGTTTAATGGCGTTTCTTGACCTAACTGGAACCAATTCATTTGTATTTGGATTTATCTCAGCAGAGGTAAATTCCCTTGTCATGAAATTGGTTGTTTTGAAATCATCTACAAAGAAACCAGACTTAAATCGATTACGACCCTCTGAATCCTGAATCTGAAGTGTCTTTGTATCTAATTCAAGAAGAGTTAGTGATGTAGTAGTTTCTAAATTTTTAACTCGATTATCAATTCCACCAATATCTCTCATTGTATATCTACGATTATCAATTAATTTAAATATTGCATCCTGTGGATTATAAAGATATGCTGGATATGAAATTTGAGCAATTTCTAGTAAACCTTCACTCTTTTGTGGAGGTTTTGGATATCTTGCAGGAATACCCTTTTGAACGATAAATTCTTCCTTTGTATTTAAATACAACTTATCAATTCTAGGTAAGTAATATTCATAATCTAAAAGAGAACCCTCATTCGGTTTTAAGAAGATATTTGATGCACCAGTAAATGTTCTTGCAGTAAAATCAAATGGTGATTTTGTATCAACAGTAAAGTCAGCAACTCTAGGTCTAAAATCTAAAGTGTCTGATGCTCTAAAATTCCCATCAATAGTAGGTATATCTGTTGCATATCTTTCATCATCGTAACTTAATACTGTAAATACATCTCCAGTATCACCTGATGGCACTGTATAATGATCAAATATAACTAAAAGTGGTCTGGTTGGTTCTGCAACATCTTGGTTTCTTACAATACTAGAGTAATCGTAAAATTCTTTATTCTGTCCTTTGTCGAGTTTGTAAGAACTTGTCAAATCCTTTTTGATACCTAGAGTTATTGTTTGGACTGGTGCTTCAATATTTGATTCATCAAAAGTCACCACTTCCCCAGTGGTGAGTATTGAATCATTTAGATATACAACTTCAATACTATTTGCGTCACCACCTGCACTTGTAGAAATGACTCTTGCAATTGCATTTGAATCGGAACCAATAATATTTTCACCAACTACACAATTTTCAGAAACTGCGATAGAAGCACTAAATGTCAATTTATCTAATGTAGGAGTTGCTCCATCTACAGATTCATATACTGCAATTAATTTGGCAGCATCAGGGCGATTTAATGATATTCTCTCATCTTGAACTCTTAAACCAAAAAACTTATTGTAAACTAATCCATCAGCAAGTTCCGATGTTCCACCACCAAGTGCTGTTGAACCAGAAGCTGGATATTTTGACTTAGCAACTACTAGTTTTGTGCTTCGATTATAAGTTTTTATTTTACTATCAACTTTACTTTTCTGAACAGTTGTATTAACAACAATACCAGGACTACTAGTAACCTGCTGTGGGTTGTTCATTGTAATTGTGATTTCATTCGCCGCCGAAAATCTAAAATTACTATTAGATATCGCAGTTGAAATACCAGAAGGAAAATGAACTGAATATCTGTCTTCATCAAACGCTGAAAATCCAACATCAGTAAGTCCTGATAACTGAGTTGTATCAAATTTTAATAATCCAGCAGTATCTGTTTCCTCACCAGTTATTTGTCTACTAATTAATAAATTAGAAGCATCCAAATCCACTGAAGCAATATTACTATCAGGTAATGGTGCAAATAGACCAGTCTCATTTGTGCGAATATCAGGTATACCTAAAAATCCTTTTACTCCAATTCCATGTAATGGTAAATCTGGGTTAAACGTATTTGTAACTCCAAGACCAACTCCAGTAATTGCACTTAATGTAACTTCTGTAGATCCAGAACCGACAGCACTAACTCTATTAAATACGTCATGAATTTTTTCAGGATCATTGTAAATGATTATGTCATTAGGTTTTAATCCAAGAAAACCACCATTCACATTTACTGCAGTCGTTAATCCACTACGACCAACTAGCATATCAACTGTTCCATTTGGTAGAGGTGCCTTTCGAAGAACAGTTCTTGCCTGAAAGTTAAGAGCGTCTCCTCCACCAGAGTTTAAATTAACGGTACCACTTATCCCTCCACCTTGTCTAACAGATTTAATATCATTAATACCAAATGTAGTGACTGTACCAACACCAACAGGAAAATCAATACCATTTATTTGTAGTGCCTCTCCTGCTTGAAATTTACCATTAGTCTGTGTTAGTTTTAATATACCACCTGGTGCACCTGGAACTGCGGCAAATCCCACAGCACCACTACTTTTTCCAACAACAAATGATGTTAGTGGTATATCTCCGCTGCTAACAGTTCTGTGTAATGTTAAATCAGTTCTTACTTGAATATCATACAAATGTAAGTCCCATTCAGTCGAACCATCTTTATATTCAGCGTTCTTTAAGTTAAATCCATATACCCTTGCAATACCAATTTCGTCATCAAAAGGTTGATTTTGGATTGTTGAATAAAGATCAATTGTTTCACCTTGTTTTGGAACTCCATGCACACTATAAACTGATAGTGTATTTGGTGCTTTAAATGGAACAGTTACATTCTTAATTTTTTCTGTATCTCTTGGTTTTTCTACATCAACAATTGAAGTAAATGGTTTGTCTACCTGATATCCTCTTACGTATGCTCTACCTGGTGATAATTTAATTACTGCTAAATCATCTGATGGTGTATTTCCTTGATCTGTTTTTTGATCTTCAAAGTAAATACCATTACTTCCAAGATTATCATTTAATGAATTGTGTAATGATGGTATGAATTGTTTAGTTGTATAATTTCCTGATTCATCATAAGTTCTCTCAGCAATATAATCTTTAAGTAAATTATATTGTGTTTTAGATTGTATTTTCTTAAGTTTACCCTGATCGACACGAAGTAGTTCAACAAAATCTGTGTCGTCAAGATCAGTGATTAGTTTTTTAGTTAATGTTAATGTAATCTTTAATCTATCGGCACCAGGTGCTGCAAAATTGGTAAATCCCTTCGCATTATCATACAATGAATCATCATCCTTTGCTCCAACAAATGTCTCAGTTACTTTCAATCCAACTCTATAAGATGGAGTATTAGTATAATAATCAAGTAGTATTGTCTGTTGAGATACATTTACAAAGTATCCACGAATAAAATATACACCCTTACCTATTGATGCGGCAGATCCAATTGAAGTTGCATCTTCACTAATTAGTCCAGCAAAATCTGTATTTGCTTGAATTGTTGTATTCCCGTAAGTAACATTCTCATCACAGATTAATGCTTCACCGTCTGTAAATGCACTTGTTTCAAAATTATCATTACCACCAATATATTTTACGTAAATTGTTATATCATCTACTGGATCTGTAGTTGGCAATGCAACCTTTTCTACTGTTGCACTTACGTTAGATATTTTTCCTGTAATCGTCTTACCAACAAAATTGTTAATATAAAGTGAGATGTCTATCCCAAAATTAGTTGAATTTAATTTAACTGAGTGATATCTATTATCATAAACTAAATTACCAGGTATAACTACTGAACCATTTTTGAATATATGACTTCCAAAATCTTCAATTTGGTTTTGTAATATTGATTGTGAAGTTGTTAACTCTCGTGCCTGAACTGGGAATCCTGGATTAAATAATACTTTGTAAAAATTATTATTTGAATCGAAGTCATCGAAGTATGGACTTACATTTAAATTTGATTTTTGCGCCATTTGTTTTAGAATTCCAGAATAATTTTAACGTCTTCTTTTTGCCTTGCGTCTCTTGCGACCAGGTCTCTATTATCAATATAAATTATATCACCTGTCTGTTTATTTATCTCAGGTTTCGCAAGACCTCCTGAGAAGGTTACTCCTAAACCCACTACTTTATTACCTACAGATACTGTAGCACCATTAAAATCTTCTACATTTAATGTGATATTACCTCCGGATACTTGAGTTATAGTGATATCACCTGTTGTAAACTCAACAATTTTACTTTCTAAGTTTACACCTACATAATCTGTTTGATTAGTAGGACTTTCAGAATTAAAATATAAAGATCTATCTCTCGAATATTTCAAAACTTTTGTTTGTCTATCATATGAAGTAACATAACCCTTTGCATTTCCCTGAGTGATTTTAGAACCTACTTCTGGGTCATTGGTTGGATTTGCAGTAATTTTTGCAGCAAAGGAGGATGAAAAATTTATACCATCGAATATAGTGCTATCGGTAAATTTCTCAGGGTTTTTTAAAATTCCAACTTGAGAGAATTTTGTTGAAGTTGGAAAACTTTGTGTTGAATCATCAAATCTAGAATAAATTAAAATTTTATCCGCACCAAGTTCTGTATATAAATCAAATCCATGTCCTCTAGAAGGTGGTATAATTGGAATTAATTTCGCTCTATCAGCCAAATTTATTGACGATGATGTTTGTACTGGAGTTAAATCGACAATTCCGTATGTATAACCCTGACCACCAGAGGTTACCTCAGTATCAGTTATTTTTCCATTTTTATCAACAGTAACAGATACCTGACCACCTGTCCCATCTCCTAGGATATCACAAGTAAATGTTCCTGAGTCATATACAGACGCAGAAGTACTACCTCTATTTTCGATGTATACCTTTTTAATCTGGTTATTATTAATTCGAGAATCACCTGCCTCCCTTACAGTTTGTATTTGACTATCAGTTGATGTTGGCCAATCGTTAGGTAAGGCAATGAATTCAGTAGAGTCAAATTTAATAATATCACTAGGTGCTATTGTATAAAGGTACTTCCAAACATACCCATCACCACTCGTACCTGCTGGAGATGGTCTAGTATTCGTAAATGTTGGTTCGTCTAATGAAGTTCCTCCCCTTGCAGTATCAGAACCTGGTGCACCTGAGGATCCATTATCAATGCAGATATAAACTCTTAGATCGCTGTTTATAACATAATAATTTGATCCATATAAATTTGTACTCTCCGAATTAGGTGATTTATTACTCGCACTATAATCGTGACGATACATATCATACCTAGTATTTGAAACCCAACTATTTTTTTTAACAACTCTTCTGACATTTGATGGTAATATTTTTTTACCAAATAAAGTTGTGTCTCTATAGTGAGAAAGATACTGAAAATTATCGACTGGGGGTGTATTATTTGGCCAATTGGCATCGGTTGCTCTTCCGAAACCAGCGGATGGATTAGTGGGATTTGATAATCCTAAAAATACATAATAAGAATTTGATGAATCAAATAATGAGTCAACAAAGTTATTTGCATTAAATATTCTAAATTGGTCTGTAACTACGGCTGGCATATTAATAGTTTTTTTATATATTTATACAGATTTAGGTAAAGCACCTGTATTCCTCAGAGTGTAATCCCCTCCCGCCCTTTGAATGGTTGGGAAAGTTGACAAATTAGAATCTACTGTTAAACCTGTGACTGTTATTGAAATTGGGTTTGAACCCCTAGTAATGTTGTTCAATCTACCAAATGATAATGAACCTAAGTCATCACCAGTTGTTGTACTTATATCTGAATTAGGAACAACTGCTCTACACCTAATTGTTCCAGTAACTCCAGTATTAGAGACTCCAGATACTTGATATACATTATCAAAGAATGTCGATCCTATGCATACGTTAGCAGAACCAGATGTATTTCTAGATACCACACCATTAGTAGTATGCACTGTAGTATCTTTTACAAGTATAAAATCTCCAAAATTCAATCCCGATCCATCACCTTTCTCATAATCAGTAAATCCATCATCTCTTTTTGTTGTAAATACGATATCTGTTCCACCTGTTCCTACAGCTATACCTGTAATTCTTGCTGTAAATCCAGTTATAAAACCAACATTACCTGTTCTTTCTCTAAGTACGACTGGAGGTTGTACAAGAACACTTGGAGCAATTGTATATCCTAAACCTGGATTAGTAATTGCAAATCCATCAATCGCACCACCACTTACTGTTACTGTTGCAGTTGCAGTTGTAGCAACAGCGACTGAACCATCTGCTTTTATGAAAGTTCCTACTCCAACTGATGGTGATGAGATTGATACTGATGGTGCACTTGTATAATTAGCACCACCTGAGACGATTGATAATCCTGATACAGTTCCAACACCTGATACCGCTGCTGTAAGTGAACCAACAGTGGGTAGAACTGCATTTGAAATTATTTGAATAGGGAAATTTGGAGCCGTATGCTCATAATTAAATAATTTTACATCGTCCACATATAAGTTATTGGTGCCATTACCAGTTGATGTGGTGATATCAGCAATAACTTTTGCAGTTGGAAATATTTGTGCAGCAATAGAATCTCTTGTTTTTGGAACAATTCTGGAATTTATTATTTTATCAACTTTCTGTTTATACAAATGCATGGGTCTGTCGATAACAGAATTGATTCCATCTCCAGTATACAAATTAGTTTCAAATCTATCCTTAGATGTAAGATTTACAATTGTTCGTTCTTCCTGTAGAGGCACAGTGCCAATCCCTGTTAATTGAACAGTGTCACCCTCTTCAAGAACTTTATCAATACTTGTATTAATAACAGCGTCTGCTCCACTTCCTTTATAGAAGTATATTGCAACATCATCTTCCTCAGTAGGTGGTGTCGTGAACGCAAATGTAGTTCCCCCCTCAAATTGATAATTTACACCTGGTTTTTGATTGACACCATTTACAAATATCAATAGTAAATTTTGAGATATAATGTCTGATCCTTTTTGTGCCTGTATGCTTAATAGTTCACCATTATAGAATAATGGGAATATATTTCTTGTGCCATCTTGTAAAGACTTAATTGAATCAATAAAATCAAATTCACCAAATTGCCAAGATGAGAAATTATCTTCATAGACTTCTTCAACTTCTAATATGAACGTAGTTATTGGTCTTGCAAGATTCCTTTCCGTTACAAGTCCTACAGGTGTGAACTTATCACCTTTTCTAAATTTATATCCTCCTCTTGATAATTCAAAGTTTTTAACTGAGAATAAAGTTGAACCAATTCCAGTAGGTAGACCAGATGAATTTACTTCTACACTTATTAGAGCACCGATTCCTGTTTCAGGACCAGTTCCAAATCCAACTCTTGAAATACCTTCAATCGCCATATCATCATATGATGGACTTGGTAAGAATATTTCTGGTTCTTTGTAATTTGTACCACCATGAGCAACATTAAATGATAGTACACCACCTTTTCCGATTGTTGTGGTAACGTGTGCGCCAGTACCTACATTCTTACCTACGTTTACTGTAATTGAATTGGTAGTAAAGGAAGTAATACTTAGTGTTTGTCCTGCTGCTGGATCGGTTGCTCTTGGATATGCATGATTTGTTCTATAATCATCTTTTGAACAAGTGAATGAAATTGAACCTGTTGCTATTGTAACTGTATTGCTTCCTGTCAAACCGTGACCATTTATGAATAAAACAAGATCTCCTGTTACTGGGTCATATGTTGCATCAGATGGGGTAAACTGTGCTCCTGTATTTGCAGTTACTGCATTTGTAGATGCACTTGCAAATACATGGTCATAACCAGGATCAAATACTGTTGCTGGAACTGATACACCATCTGTTGTGACTCCAATATTGTATCCAGAACCGAATGTTAAATCACCATACCATTCTCTTACAAATCCTCCACTTGTGTAAGTGTGGGGAATTGTGCTTGTTCCAACTTGAGCTGTGAATTTTTTATCTGTTGCAATTTCAACAACTGAGAATTTATCACCTATTGTCCCATCAGGGAAGACTCCTGAACCTATGGGATTACCACCAGAGGTGCAAGAGAAGTTTAAACCTGAAAGTAATACTTCATCATTATATCCAATTCTCAAATTATGTTTGTTAGTTGTCGTAATATCTAAAAGTCCAGTTAAGTTATCATAGGAAGCAGATGTAATATTATTTACTGCACCACTATATGCAGCTCCAACTATTCCAGTGATTGCTCCGGAACCGTTAAGTTGAGGTTTTACTTTTGCAGGGAGTAAAGGAGCGTATCCTAATCCACCTGTAGAACCAAGAGATACAATTACACCACCTCTTGGTAGGTCATTTTGATTAATATCAATGTCACTTCTAAATATTGATCCACCTTGATTAACACCAGAGAAAATCGCAGTTGTTGTTGTCACCCCTGAAGTTTCATTTTCAACTATATTAAAATTACCGTCTGCATTGTTAACAGTTGTTGGTCTTTGGAAAATATTATTGATAAACATGATTCCATTTCCACCAGTATTACCAAGACCAGATGTTGATGAACCACCAGATTTTAATTCAAATGCGTTTTTGATACCATCAAATTGATTTGAGATATCGTCATATATTCTATTTCCTGTATAATCATTTCTAAAGTATACTCTACCTTCAAAATCAGATTTAGCAGGAGGTAAATTTGATTCATCTACAACAATTGATGAATTACCTCTTGGTGCCTCAGTAAAGTGAATTTCATTTCCAACAATGTTGTAGGCACCTCTGAATACCTTTGCATTAGCATTATTTGCATGAGTGGCTTTCAGAGTTCCTATGTAACCTCTCTTTACACCAACTAATGGTAATGTACCTGTTCCACTAATTGGACCTATTGCCAATGTTCCAAGTCCTACGTTTGTAACTCTCATAAACTCATTATCAATCTTTAATACATCTTCAATATTGATGCCAGAAATATTTGATAAACTAAAGATTGTAGATGCTGCACTTATTGATCCACCATTATTTGCCACTTGGTAAACTATATTTGTCTGTGCTATCGGATGTTGAACTAATCCGTCAATAGTTATTAATGCCTTTGTAAGTGACTTAGACATTTCAAACCTGTGATTATTACCTTCTCCAGGTTCCATAAATGTAACAGCAGTTCCAGCTTTTGTTAATGATATTGAAAATACATCATCACTTTCTTTTATCGCAAATACGCTTGTTGGTAGTGTATTAATATTTCCTCCTGAATCTTTGTACATCATTGGGGTAGAACCAACTCCTACAAATGATGCTTGTGGTGTGTAAATTAATTCCTCACCTGTTCTAAAGAAGTGATTAGGTATTGTGAATTTACCAGTTCCAAAACTAACGATTCCAGTATTTGATGGATCAAATGTTTTAGCAAAAATTGGAGTTCCATTAGATGTGAGTTCAAAATCTCTTCGATTAATTCTTGCTCCATTCAGAGAGTTAAATAATTTGATATTTGATGTTTGTGTTAATTTTCCGATGACAAGTGGTGCTGGATTATTGACTGCTCCTGCTGCTGATTTAACATCGCTGTCTCTGTAGAAAACTTCATTAAAAGATCTTACCGTTGTGTATCCAACATTAGGGAGTGTTGTATCATAACCAATTTGAATATCAGGAACAAATTCTAGATTTAAATTATTACCTATAAATCTAGCTTTAAATGTACCAATTCCAGATGGAGTATTGCCACCAGGATTATCAACAGTTCCTCCAGATAAAAACTGATTTTGATTTATAAAGACTGTATCAGTTGCACCTCTTTGAATTACACCATATACTTGATGTAATGCTTCTCCATATGTTGAGGCAACTGAAACCGTTGATTTAAATGAAGAGAATAGATTTTTATTGAATCTTCCAATTGTACTTAAACCTATCTGTGTATCATGTTTTGATTCAAATAATTGAGTTCTCTCACTACCATTTGATTGTCCTGGTGCTAAGAATCTATGTGTACCAGTTCCATCACTCGTTGGTCCAAATCCAATTATACTTGATCTGATTTTTACAGGATTTGCTCCTTCATTTGTAAAGATTAGTGCCAAAACACCACCATTTGTAGATGCACCAAATGTTCCAATAAAATTAGAACTAAATGAACCCTGACTACTATCAGTAAATGCCTGAGACATAAATGTGATACCAGAGTTGATTCCCACTAGGGTTTCAACAAAATTCATTTCATTCGTTACTAAATCAGTGACTTGTGAGTTAACAAATAGACTTTGTGATGTTGTTAAAGGTGTAGATATCAAGGATGATGTAGTTCCGGTTGCTACGTTTACAATAGAACCTGTTAGATTTACAAGTCCAAACGCACTTGATCCAGTTCCTGCTAGAGTTGAATTAAATTTAGACTCATAGAATTTAATGTCATAATCAACGTCAAACTTAAATTTATCAAATGGTGTAAATCTTAATACATTCCTATCACCTGTTTTATCTAATGTAAATTTTGTAAAATCAGGACTCTGGGTTGTAGTTAAACCAATTCCTAAACTAACTTCATTTGATATGCTGGTTTTATTTTTTTCAAGTAAATAAACTCCTGAATTATTATTCAATATTACTAATTCAACGATTTGATTTTGATTATTATTTGTATCTTTAATTGTCGCAAGAATACGATTAAAACCATCACCTGCCTCAACTTCTAGTAAGTCAGTGAATAAATTAGGATTAGTTTCTAAATTAGAATATTGTGAACTGATGTCATCAATATTTAAAACGTTATTTGTCTTTGCTTCAACAAAATCTGTTAGATTTATATTTTCTAATTGAATGAATTTTGAGGATTTTTGATTTAAACTTAATCCAGTTGTTGTTCCTGCACCACTAACTGAAAATCCTTCAAAAATATCTTTTGCGGTATCAAAATTATAAAGAGAATCAACTCTAACCTGTCTTAAAAACTCAGGAAAAACATCTAAAAGTACTGAGATTCTTGCGGTTCCAATACCAGGAAATGCACTTGAAGTTGATGTGATGCCTGTATCTGAGAAATTTTTAAATCCTGAAGTATGAACTAAGTTATTAACAGGACTATTTAAATTATTCCAAGTTATAGGACTTTGTATTGAATATGATAAATTTTGATAGTAATCATTATCAGGTAAAACTTGAATGTCTTCATTTAATTTACCTACATTAGTCTCCCATCCTAAATCTTTAATTAACGAATAATTTACTTCAAATTGACCTTCGTTTATGAATAAGTCTTTAATGACACCCTTATTTCTTGATGAAGCACCGACAATAGTATCATTATTTTTTAAATCATATAAACCTATAAGTTTAACAAAATTTTCACCTGAATCAACAACAGTTAAATCCCTCTCAATTCCATCAATTATAATTTTTTCACCAATGGTAAATCCACCTTCAACTAAATTTAATCTAAATCTTGGATAATCTCTACTATTAATAATTTCTCCAAATGAATCAATTGTTTCAACTGCTTTACCAGTATTTGTAGTGTATTGAGATACGTCAATTAAAATTTTATCTAAAACACCACTACTATCATAATTAGTGACTGGTAAAAATTTAAATCCGTAATCTTCTGAATTAAATCCAGATCCTGCAGTTCCTACCTTTTGAAGACCCTCTATGAATACAGAATCTCCTGCTGCAAATGGGTTTGTAATATATCCTCCTGCTGGTTTTGAAATTGAAACTACGAAAGTGCTGACACCTGTATAAGATTCTACGTTTTGAATACTTACCCCATTTGAATTTTCAGTCGTAAATAATCCGACTCTACCTACAGATAAACCAGATGGTGATTGTTCTACAATTACCGAATTAATTGAAGTCCCAACTAATAATGCATTTAATGAAGTTTCTTCAAATACTTTTCCAGTTTCTGTATCTACTACAACTAATGAAGGAGTACTCAAATAATTAGAACCTCCACTGACTATATCGACACTTGATATTTTTTTAGATCCTCTTAATTGAACGAAAGATGGAATTAAAGCTTCTGGTTGTAATGTAGGATCAGATGCATATTCATAACCCTCATTTATAACTCTGGTTTTTTTGATATTACCAATTGTTTTTGATTTTGGAAGAACATTTACATCAAGTATTGTAGTTGTGCCTACGCTTACAAAGGATGGTAATTTCTTATAATTTGAACCACCTGTGATAATGTTTACTGAATTTATTGATCCAGTTACAATTCCTGATTTTGTGCTGTATTTTAAAATATCACAATCATCAGATGTAATTGTTGACCTTAATGGTACTTTTAAAGAATCAAAAGTGAATGTATTTAAACCTACGTTTGAAATTTTATGAGTGCCTTTTAAATTATTATCTACAAAAATAATTTCAGAATAACCTTGAACAGTAGTATCTGCAGTTACTTCTTCACCTAATTTTTTAAGACCATAGTATAGTCTATCAGGTAAACTCTTTCCAAATCCAGTTGAAACTGTTAATTTATCAGTATAATCAAGTGGCACATTAAAACCAACGCTTGAACCAGTGGATACAAATTCATTTTTAAACTCTTTATCATAGAAAAGTTTTAATTTATATCCAGAAAGTGATGAATCTGTTAAGTTAAATACTAAATTGTCATTCTTTTCTACAAAAATTTGTGGATTAATTTTTTCAAATGTATGAATTGCTGAACCTGTAATTGTAGGTATGTCAAAAATAACTGGAGGATTCGCAATTGCATTTTCATAAGAATCACACAATTTAAATGTATTTGTATCAATTCCACTAACAAAGAAACCGCCATTTTTTAATCCAGTATTCGTTGAGAAATGTTGAACTTTATCTCCTGTCTTAAGACGATGATTATTTAAAGTTACTTTATTGTCTGCAGAACTTATCGCACCTACAAGGCATTGCACAGAGTCTGCAAGTATGAATCCAGTATTTGAATCTCTACGAACTACAACTTCAGATAATTCACCTATTCCAACTGAGGTGTTAGAACGTACATCGAGTGTAATTAAATCATTGTCTTTTAACTGGTGGAAGGGTGAACTTAGAGATACAGTATTTTTAATATTTTGTACATCTACCTTTTCTTGTACAAAAGTTGATTCAAAGAAATACTTATCACTATCAGCAACTATTGAAGCACCAACGTTGTCTTCTAAAAATACCTCAGGTCCTCCAAGAGTTAATTTAAGTCCAATAATATTTTTATTTTTTCTAACTGCAAAAACAGTTGATGGCATAGGATAATAACCTACACCTGGTACTGTTGCTGATACTCCTATCGGATTTCCATCATTTGTAACTGTTAATTTTTGATTAGTGACAAATGGATGATTTTCAAGATATATTCCCTTCACAGGAATATTTCTAGTAATAGTGGTTGCACCAAACCTAAATGTTCTTGCTACCGATTTACCAGTGGTCGCTCCAAACCCAACTGCTTTTCTGGGATTGAAGTATTGTTTTTGATTTACAGTTGATTTAATTTTATCTACAGATTTTTTAATTGTAAATGAATCTGGAACCACATAAATTGATGTAGAAATACCATGTGATATATTTGCATCTAAACCTCTTTGAACTGTTATTATATTAGGTTTATCATAGGTGTTGAGAACTTTAAATGTTTCATTATTTGCTATTAATGCATTACCAGGTTCAACTTTAGATGCCAAATCAGTATACATTTCAATTGTCGTAGATCCAGCACTAGTTTGAGCAGCAATGGCAACCTGAAGCGTCCCTGTGACAGTTGTAACACCAACAATATATGATCCATTAATATCTGATAATGACGATGTTAAACCTGATATAACTGCTAAATCTCCATTGCTCAAATTATGATTATTTGTTGGTGTGATTCGAAGAGTATCATTATCTTCTTTTGTGATGACAGCATCATTATATTTTAATACGTCTGTAACAATACTTGTAATTGGTTCACCTTTAATAGAATCAACTTTTGCAATAATTCCATCACCTTCAGTACCATCATTGTTAAACTTTAATATATCTCCTACTTTTTGATTAGTTCCACCTTCAATTATTTCTATTGAATTTACAGAACCAGACTCTACTGTTTGAATCTCTATTTTTTGAGTTTGTAAATCACTTGCTTCTGTTAAGAAATCATTTCCAGCAGTTTTTTCAGATACATTGTAAGGAAAAGTATTTCTTCTTAAAGAAGAATTTATAAAATCGAATGATTGATTAATTCTAAAGTTATCATCTTCTACTTTAGATCTGTACTTATCTCCGATAAAATATGGAAACTCAGGATCACCATTTGCATCAATTGTAGCGTGATATGCATATACACCATTTGGATAGTCATCATTAATTTCAAATCTACCATTATACTCATCCAAATCACCATTATTTGTGAATTGATAATCCTCAATAAAAAATCCCGAATCAAGATTAGGTCTATCAATAATTGATGATGTGTTTTGATATCCACTTACTAATCGTTTTGGTTCATCTATTTTCTTTTCAGGATCACGTCCATAAGGTCCATAAATTGGATTTCCATCATATGCCCATCCTATAATTCCAGATGGGGTATTTTCATTCTCATTAAATGACTTAGTTGAGTATCCTGTAACAACATTTTGAAGAATACCGTTATTTTCCTGTAAATTTACATTAACTCCTGCCCCATATTTAATTGTATTGTTAACATTCAGTTCTCTGACATTTGCAGTAATTACAGCACCATTTCCTGATGGTGTAACACGCAGTGATGTTGTTGAATCTGAATATCCAATTCCTGCAGATATAACCTCAACATCTATAAAAGAACCAGTTTCAAAATCTATAATTGGATTTAACTTTGCTCCACTACCTTCTCCAATGACTTCAACATCTGGAGTTGAGAAATAACCTCCACCAATCTCATCTACAGCGATTGATGATATACCACCTGTATTTTTATCTATGATGGGTATTAATTGTGGAAGTCTACCATCTGAACCATTTTTAATTGTTACAATAGGATTATTCTCAAAGTTTAAGATTGTTGATCCATACCCTGCTCCCCTTTCATGTAAATATACATCACTTATTTCTCCTCTAACTATTGGTGTTATTTTTGCTACCACTTGTGTATTTGTTCCCTGAATCACTGTACCAGTAGTAACACCAACATACTCTACAAATGCTTCAATATCTGGATATTTAAATGTTTGAGTCCCGATACCTGTGGATTGTAAATCAACAAATAATTTTTGACTATAATTTAATAATGAAGTTCCACCTATACCAGCATCAGATAGTTTAAATGAATTGTCATTAACTCTAGTAACTATGTACTGTTGATTAGGTGCTGTAGATAATCCACTAATTGTAGTTCCAACGTGTTCATATATTATTTTGTCACCATCTCTAAAGTTATGACCTTCAAAAGTAATCTGATTGAATATTGTTGAAATACCTGTTGGTTGAACAAATAATTTTCGATTTTCATAACCATGACCAGATGAAAGAACACTCACTCCTAAAATTGTATTGTTTGGACTACCTACAATTAATTTTTGTGTTCCTCCAGTTGTACTTACGAGTTGAATTGCTTCATCTGGAGTTACTTCACTAAATGCTAGGTCTTGTGATCTGAAAAATCTAACACTTTTTTCATTTACAACATGTACAAAATATTCTTGATTGGATGCAAAAATACCTAAGTTTGATGTACCAATTCCTACATTTTCCGAAGTTTGACCAATTGATACAGATCCTAATGTATCATATATCACTCTATCACCAGTTAGTAAATTATGACGGTCTTTAAATGTTAATGTTGTCAAATCTCCATCAGCAGTTCCAATACCAAAATCATCATCTGAGTTAAATGGTTGTACTTTAAATAATATTTCTCTTGATCTCTTTCCTATAATTGGTTCTAAAACTGCACCTGAACCATTACCACCAGTAACACCAATTGACACAACTCTGTCAAGATCGAAAGGTAGTTCTCCTATTAATGCATCTACTACTTTACCTTTAACACAGGGTTGAACCGATGCTCCAGCACCAACAGTTTTAGAAACTTCAATTATGGGAGGATTTATTACATCATATCCACTACCACCAGATAATATATTAACTTTAGAGAGAGGACCAAAAAATATTTTATCATTTGCCTTATAATTAAATATTTCAACACCATTAATTAATTTACCAATTGTACCTGGTAATGTTGAGTCAACTCCCCCATTTTTTAAATTTGGTGATAATGGAAATTTCTTTAATGATTTTGCAGGTTCTATCTTGTTTGATCTTTGAGAATATAAAGTAAAGGTATGTGTTAAACCAGAAATTATACCTCCACTATTATCTTTTGGTAATTCTAATTCTATCCCAGAACCGCTAGAGATGAATGATCTTGAGGAATATAGTTTGATTAACTGCTGATTTTTATCAACTACTTCTACAAAATATGAACCAGTTTCAATACCAACGGTTAATATCTCATCACCAGTTCCAAACTGATTAAAAGTAGCACCAGATGATTCATAATAAATCTCATCTCCTGTAACTAAAGGTATTTTACTTGCATCAGTTAAAAATCCTTTTACTTTAATTTTTCTATATTTCTTAGTATCATTGTTTAAATCTGTAAGTTCTTCTAAAACAACTTTGTTTAAATTTGATGTGATATTTTCTCTAAATGGTGCTGCTGTTCCTAACTTACTATCAAATTCTGAATTTTTACTTGATGGTAATGAATTAGACGCTGTATAACCATGATTATTATCAAAATACACATTGGTAACATCTGATGTAAGATCATTTAATAAAGGAACATATTGACTAAATGGTGTATTTAATTTCCTTCTTAAGTTCCATCTATCAGAATCCTTATTGAATGAATCTGGTACTACATTTAATGTTACTTCATTATTTGCTATCCCTTCAACGTATGGTTGAGTGTCTGTTTCTGTGGGGAATATGATTGAATCAGGTTGATTTCGGTCTACAAACTCTACGTAGTCACCTACTTTTAAGGTTGATCTATCTACAGGAGTTTTTAAAACCACGTCAGTACTATCAATATCTTCAATTTCAAAATATGATGATGTATTGTAAATCCAAGAATTTGCAAATATCTCTCTCCTATCTTTGACTAATGGATTAAAAACTTTAACTCCTAAATTTTTAATACTTAATATATCCCCCTCCGATACGTTTACATTTTCCGAAGTTTGTTTAAATTTAGATATAATTCCTGCAATTCTAAATTCTACCTTTTTAGTTAAATCTCCATCCTCGAATCCAAAGTAGATTTCATCAGAGTGAACACTATCAGATTGTTTAATTTCATCATTTATACCTGTACAACCTAAAAATTGATTAATAGTCTTATCTGAATAAGATATTGTATTGTTACCTGAAATAATCGAACCTGTTTGAGCAAATCCGATTGTTGAGTCAACAGTAATGGTTGATGAACCACTGGATACCTTTACTACAGATTTACTACTTGGTGTAATTTTAAAATTACCTTCAACTAATGATGCACCACCATAACCTACAAAAAGTTGAAATTTGAAATATTGTTTTCCCTGTCTTGTAAAAGGTTCAACCTCTGAAACTGATGCTTGAGTTTCTGGATCATTTAATTTTTCAATTTTTTTAATTGTTTGACCAACCAACCCAATTGGATCACCGGATAAAACTTCTACAATAACAGTTTCTCTTCTTAAATACTCAGCTGCTGATGGTTTGAATAATAAATCTTCTAAATTTATAATTCTTGGATTGACACCATATAAAACACGGAATAATATTTTAATCGCATCATCAGTCCCTTTCGATTCATAAAAAGATTTTATTTCCTTTAAAAAATTACCGACATTAAGATTATCATCAAATTTAAGGTTTTCAAATCCTGGTGCAAACGTGCGTTTGAACTTATTAAAAAATTCTTTTAAAAATAACTTACTTAAATTTTGAACTGGAGACGAATCTGCATGTTCTGCTGCATCTGATGTTGTAAAAACTAATTCCTCTTCATTTAAATCATCACGATAAGATGATATACCACTAAATCCACGAGTAATACCAGTAAAGCTATTTGTAGTTAGACCTGTATAAGTAATAATCTCATTATCTATTTTTAATAAACCATATTGACTTGGAAATCCCTTGGTACTACTGACTTGTATAGTATCAGCACCAATTGTAGTGATACCAGTCGTAGTGATATTATCATTGATAACTTCAGGTGTTAAATTGTCAAGATTAAGATATTGATCTAAATTTTCAACAATATCTACTACCCCACTTTGATATTCCTGTGAGATATAGTATTGCTTTAAAAAATCAGCAGTCTTTGGACTCTCATCCAAAATAAAATTTGGAAGTTGAGAAGATATTACATCTTGTATTTTAACTCTAGATTCAATACCTGTTTGTATCATATTAATCTCTTATTAAATTACCATTTGAATAACTTGATGTATAAAAATCTCTAGTAAACTGTGTTCCAGATATTTCGTCACCAGATGAAATGACATCCCTTAACATATTTATCGTGCTTTTTGATACACTTAATTGAAGATATAAATCTCTCAATCCAACTACGTCATTTGATTCTGGGAATGCTTGAATTTCAATAATATTATTTTCTTTGACAGTAGATAATATATTAATAGTTGTAAGTTTTACTTCACCATGAATGTAATCGACCACTCCAGCAGATTTACTCACAACTCTAATTTCACCATTTTCAATTGGTTTTACAATTGATAATACGCCAGTTTCACCATCTGCATTTGGAATATCAGTGATGTATACAGGAGATGATTCACCTGAAACAAAGAATCCTGTCGATTTAATGTTGTAACCGTTCGGATCTACATGAAAACGATTTCCAAAACATAATTCATATTGAGCAAATTGGTTTACTGTTGCCTTCAAATCTCTTCGAATGATGATTTTTGTGATATTACTTGTCAATGCTGTATCAGTTTTGTCAATAACTTGTAACACTTTACTATATTTAAACCTTCCACCAAAACGGTTAAAGTTAACAGACTGTGAATATTTTGTTAATGAATTTATAATTTTTGCTTTAAGTGTATCTTCCGTAGTAACCTGAGAATAATTATAGTAAGCTGAAATATCAAGTTCAACATACAGTATTTTAAGATCAATTAATTTTTGATTGATACCTGCAACGGTATACTTTTTAAGTTGTGATAGTATTCTTGATTTTGTAAAGTCAGAGATATATGTGGCACCTTTTGGTTTAATACTAATCTGCACTGTACCAAATTCAGGTGGATCTAACTCTTCTCCACCAACAACTGCAACTGATTCAGTTTCTGGAAATATTTGTTTAATTATACCTTCATAATCTCTAGGAGTTACTGCTCTATTCTGCGCAGAGTAAATTTTAGGTGAATAATACTTAATTGAATCTATTGGTTCAATATTAGCACCACCTTGTGATGGGGTTATAGTTGTAACAACAACACTTGTGATGTCAGGAGAAATATTTGGACTTGAAGTCCTAATAACATTACCGGAGAATGAAAATCCTGATGCTCCATTACCACTTTCACCATCTGATACAATATAATCTACAGTTATTTCAGTTCCATCATTTGTGCTTCCTAATTTTTTTCCTAATAAACCATCACCAAAACGAATTTCATATTTTTCATCTTGAACTTCTTGTAAAAAATAAACTCTTGAATTGCTATCTATGTTTGTAATATCATCAGAAATGATATATTCACGTTCACCAACGTATACATGAATTGTTGAAGTATCGATGAAAGAATTATCTAAAATAAATTTTTGATCTAGAGAATTATCAAATGTAAATTTCTTATTTAAATATGTACCTTGACTCACAGTTATATTATTAAAATTAGCAAAATAATGGTCACCCTCAATGGTAACTGGACTTACAATATTTTCAGATATTGAAAATGTAAAAGATGAATCTTGAACATTGCCAGTGCAAACTAAACCTTTAGTAATTTCAACTGTTGTGCCATATGGTTGTGCGACAGTTTTGCCATCAACTCTTTCTGTTGATACTTCACCTAAGTCTAATTTAATAGACACTACTGCCTCTGCAGCAGACCTTGAGCGAGGAATATATCCAATGTTACGTGCAAGTGAAACAACGTTCTCACGGAGCGTTGCAGAGTCCAAAAACGACTCATTCACAATCATATTTGAGTTGAATGCAGTTATATATGTATTATACGCTAAAGTATCAAGTAATACAGAAAAGTTCGACCCTTCAAAGTCAAATCCATCAAAATCAGTGTTTGCTCTGAGATAATCCTTGATTGACGTTTTGATTTGATCAAAATCTAAATTTGTAAACTTGGTTATTGGCATTTTTTATCGTGTTGCTTCGAGAATGAATGAAAATTCTTGTCTAGGGAAATCTTGACCTATAATATCGAAAATAACTGTAACTTCAAAATTATTATCATCAGGACGAGGTTCGACTTCGACTTTTACATTATTAATTCTTTTTTCAAAGTTATTTAATGCAGTTTTGATTTGTTCTTGTATAATTGATGCAGTACCAAAGTCTACAAAGTCAAATAAACTGCGATATACATCAGAACCAAATAAAGAATTAAAAAATTTCTCAGTAGGTATCGTTTCAACGATATTTCTCACAGATCTTGTGATTGCTCTCTCATTTTTGAGAATTGGAAGATCTTTTGTCACAGGATGAGGCTCAAAAGACAAACTAATGTCCTTAAAAGACCTTGATATCCTTGTGATTGCCATTTTTATACAGTTTTTATTTATTTATGACTCTTTTAACAATTCTTTTTGGTCTTCCTCGTCTTCATAAAGAGGTTGACCATCATCATACATCAATTCTTTCAAAATTTTTTGATTTGAATTTGATTTTGAGGTATTTTCAGTCATTTTTAAGTATATTTATTATCTATTTATGTCTTTCATCACATAATCTTCTGTATCGAAGTGTTCGAGTATCCACCAAGCAACCATTCTTGGATTTTTGTTGCCACAAGTGAAAATATCGAAGGCAACACACCCCTTTTCTGGCCAAGTATGCAAACTTAGATGACTTTCTGCCAAAGTTATGGTGCAAGTCACTCCCTGAGGATGAAATTGATGCGTATAATTGTTTAAAACTTGCAAATTTTCGATTTTACATGCTTTGAGGCACACTTCTTTAAGTTTAATCGGGTCATTTAACTTTTCAAAGGGCACATTATACACTTCAACGAGT